CATACAATTCGATAAAATTAAAAACATGAAATACAATGTAATATCTAATCCAAACATCATATTGCGACTTTTGGCGGAAAAGAAAGACATTGCCGAATCGTTTTTCCAAGTATATAATCTAATCAAACCGGAAAGCAAAAATATGGCATCATTATCGCCACATGAAATGTTAGTTCGTATGATAAACATGGACAATGGAACCTTATACATGGATGCAATTACGTCCATATTAATCTCTCTTATTACACCGAGCACTCTCATGGACATCATAAACGAACCAGTTGTCGATGACATGACTGATGTTGAGCGGGTTAAATCTGTTGACTGCACCACTCGATTTTTGGCGAAGAAATACACCACTGTAAAAGATTTGCAAAAAGATAACAACGCTGACTCTATTTATGTCGATAAGGAATTAGATGACACTCCTTACGAAATATTAGAAAAGTACAAAGACGAACAAAAGAAATTATCTCCTGATGTATTTGTTGAATTTTTGGCCGAAAATCTAATTCAACGTCACGGTTCGGCCAAAGAACAAGCGCCGGCACTGGCAAAAACCATCATTGCCAAGAAGAGAGAGGTCGTGGACGGCAACTATGCTATATTGGAAATAAAACCGCATTTAAAAGAAGGCATCGATGAGTCAAAACTCACTGAGTCCGAGCTGGAATCGGTAAAAGCTGAAGCCGACATACGTAAAAAAGTACAATATTATCGCAGGTTGAAAAACAATTGGATCGTTGATACGGAAGTAGAGCAAACATCATTTGTTGATACACGCTCGTTATTTTGCAATATAAGTAAAGAATGCTATTACAATAACAAAAATAAAATATGCGATACGCCCGAAAATGCACGCATTCGTATGAAGATGACTACGCAAAACGAAATGATAAAAGAATTTGATAAACGTTACCAAATGTCGGTGGATGAATTCGAAAAAGAATTGGAAATCAAGTTGGCCTATCATATTAAAATACTAAAACGTAACAATATGTTGCGCGAAATACGGTCACTTAAGCCAAATAATTTGGCACATGAACTCGGTAAGCTGGCAAAGGCAGAAGACATTATTACATCACCACATGTAGAGTTGCGTGAGTTAATCTTGGGTCAAGACGATTTCATCAAAAAACAAACGGATATTTGTCTATTTGTCAAGAAATATGGGCGAGCACCCATGGTGGAACAGTTGAATGAATCCCCCCATTGGTTTTACTGTGTAGATACAAATGTGAAATTATTCCCCATGTCAATTTACGAACTAGCCACAACGTTCGTTTCTGGCGGTAATTATCGCAAGAAACAAGACGAAATCGCGGCGAAGCTAGGCGTTATGAGTGACGACGGAGATTCCATTGTGGACAAAGAGAGTGGATATGTGATTCGCAAGATTGATTTTAGCGAAGAAGAAGGATTTGATGAATCCGGGTATCGAATTACTTCACATGCAATCCTAGAAAAAGACCTCGGTGAAACACTCGCCAAAAAAACACAGCCGGTCTATGATAATGAGCTTACCGAAATGATTCATAATATTGCATCTACATTAACTACTCGTGTTAATGTACCCATTGACAATATGGAGCCATTTATTTTACGCGTGTCAAATGAGTTGATTGATAAATATATGTTAACCGAGTCTGCGTATGCGCGCCGTTCGGAAGCCATGGTTAAAAAAGCGGGCAAGAAGCTGGGTCCATATGCAAACTATCGACACGAAACGATTATTATGATTGTTAGTTCAGTTGTATTTATTGGTATACAGACTGCGATTCCGTCGTTCTCCGTTTCGCGCGTTTTCCCCGGATGTGTAAAGTCGTTTTCTGGATATCCCATGAGTGGCATCGAAGACGTTACTGGAATTCAATACATGTCATGTGTTGTGAATAAAGTGAAAAGTTCCATCAAACCATGGGACTCGTTACAGAAGTTAACTGTGGATAAAATTCATGCCCGTATGAAGGATGTTATTGAGAACTATATTATGAAAAGAAGCGATATTGAAGAAATGTATACAACCAAGCGTCAGTTTTTGGTGCTGAATCCGGACATTTCCATACCAGAAGAACATAATATTTCGAAGTGGCACCATTTTATGCCTCCGGTAACCCCATATTCGGTTGTGAATGCATTGCGACCTATATCGGGCGATTTTAAAACAGAATTATTGGAGACAATAAAGAAGGGAAATGCATCACAAAATGAAATGATATCTCTTTTAACTAGTCGAATTACTGCATTTGGTTATGGAGTGGTCGAACTCGTAAATAAAATTGTGAAAGATAAAGATATGTTGCTACAAACATCTAGTCAAGTACCTTTCTTAGAAAATGCGTGCTGCAATGACTCGATTGATTTAACAAAGCCCATGGTTTACTTTAATGAACAAGACAATAATATTAAGGTTTTGTTACAAAAAGTGCGCGCCATGATTAACTTTAAACAAACTATCCACGGAATAACGTATTGCCCATCGTTTTTTCACACCGAATCGACCCGATTAATCCATCCAGATATTCCAACTGGTCGATTAGAAGAAAATATTTACGCCGCGATCATTTATTATTGCAATTTCGATAAAAAACTTCCTATTCCGGACGACTTGACCTCCATATGCAGTGAAAAACCGCCGCAATATAAATCCACATGGTCGATTTTGGAGAAGATGGAGTTTATGAAACGAAGCGGAAAACAATACAATGTAGATACATTGAATCAACTCATGACGATTGTCAATCAGCGAAATATTGTTCCTTTGGAATATGACAAACCGGTCAACGTGGTGCATGGTCTACAAGAATTTATTGAGCATTTGGACCGCGTGGATTCTAGTGTGTTTGACGAGCGTTTACGAAGCCATCTTCGTTCGGTAGTAAATGAATACAATCCCAAACAAATGCACGATACTGCGTCCGTTGCACACGACAATTTGACGGATTATTTGCTCACATGCAACCAGCGCATGTACCGAAAGATTATGCAATTCTTCGATGATTACGGAAATATGTCGAATGCCGAATATGCACATCTGCGCGACTTTTTGGCAAACATTTCTCAGTGGGCCGCGGACAATCGCCGTTCCGGAAAGGAAAATACGTATGACAATGGTCTGTATGTTGTTACCCAATATATACAGAATTTGATTGTCATGTTCTCGAAAGTATACCCGGAATTGCTAATCAACAATGCATCTGCGTATAAATACATACCCCAACACTGGGGTCTGGCCGATGACCACATTACCGATATTGAGACGTTTTTAAATAAATATCATAGCAAGATTGAGACATTCCGGGGTGACATAACCATTGTTCGCATATCGCAAGAAGTATCGGCTCAGTTGGTTGATATGAATTTGTTCATAAAATCTATTCCAGTGCAAACGGATATCCAGCGCGAAATTGTCAATGAAAAGGGCGAGAGGCAGGTTATTTCATTTTATTCTTTATTTGGAAAAGAAACATTGTATTTGCTTTTCAATTATTGCTTGTATACATTACTTTGTGAGTACATTAACATAAGTGATGAACCAAATATTATTCGGGCAGAGAACCAAGAAGCGAAAATGAAACGCAGAGAACATAATACTGCGGTCATGGATGTTCCTGCAAATATGGGAGCCATCGCATCGACAGATGATGATTCGAATGTGTTGACAGAAGTGCGTATCTACACAGATAATGAGAACATAGATTTGAAAACCAAGGTTGCCTCTCTATTGCATGCATATTTACAAGTTGAGATGAATAATAAAAAGGAGACCAACTATTCTTATGCCGATGTGATGAAGAAGGTGAACATGGCAAAAGAACGTGAGAAGAAGGGATTCATTGATTACTTGGGTAATATGAGTATTGAGAACAGAAAGGCGGAAGATTTGATGAAGAAATATCGTTTGGGTAAGTGGAATGTTGGACAACAACGCGGCTTGGTTTATTATGATAAAGAGACGTATACACGAGAACGTGGTGAAATGTTGGCCCAATTAACGGAAGATGTTGCAGGAAATGTACACGATGTGGTGAACGAAATGCGACGAGAAATCTATGATATAGAAAAAGAAGACGAAGCAGACGCGAATAATGTGGAAGATATGGAAGCGATGAATATAAACGGCCTTGGCGATGACTATGCCGATGGTGTTTATTATGAAGAGGACCGGGAAGAAACGTATGATTAAATCGATAATTTTTGTTGTCGTCGTTAAACAAATATAATAAAAACTATAATATTTTTATTATACATTGGTGAATCTATTACACAGACATGCTTTATGTGCCGCGATATAATGACTTAATATTTGATTAAATATCTTAATACCAAAAAGGGTTGCATGTTGTTGTGTGCGCCATTGCCGCCTTGAGGAGTGATGGTGTGATTGTGCGTTCCTTCGCCTGAAACAGTTACAGAACCTACAATCGAAACCGACGAAGCGTTTTCTGATTCTCTTGCATCTCCTGCGTTACCCGTCGAACCGCCATGATCATGTATAGGCATTTCATTCAAGGTTAACGTATGAGTTTCTGCACCGCCAGTTGCGCCTAAACTTCTTGCAGTTAGCGCTGCACCAGTACCATCACCTGCGCCAATGCCCACACGCCCTCGCATATCAGGAATATTGAAACTTAAACCCGCACCACCATACACATATCCAATCGCACTAAATAAATACGCATACATAGCCACCGTTAATGTTCGTCCATCGCAATCCAACCATCCAGCTGGTTCGTTGATTGCAGCAGATTGAACAATGGTTCCAGCTGGTATTAAAACATAATTATTTAAATAAAAGTTACCACTCGCATAATAGTTTCGTGCGCGTATATCTCCGTCAATAGTAAGATTTCCACTAATATCTAAATTGCCTCCAATGGTTTGATTTCGGTCAACATGCAAATCGCCAAAACGAATATGCGGATTGGTAAAATCGGCAAGGCGAACATCGTACATAACATTACGGTTCACCTGTCTACGTTGGGCTCTCATGTAAGACATTTTATACTATGGAATATAGATATATTATTTTTACGCGATTGAAGAATTAAATACGCTATAATATAATATTCCGGTATTATATTATAAATAAGGACAAATATGGATACTATGAAAGCATTCGTACATAACAATAAGGTCAATATAGCAGTTTTAATGTTTGTGTTTTTGGCATTTACGATTCATTATAATCAACCAACCATGTTGTATACTGAAAACGGTGGGTTCCGCGAATTTGGCGTCGGGTATTTACATAAGACAGTGTTTCCCATCTGGTTAGTTATTTTGTTGTTGGCCATTTTTTGTTATTATTCAGTTCTGTATTATTTAGCGTATATGTGATAATATAATCATACAAATATATTATATACTTAATCCGTTCAACAAATACATGAGCTTTCCTCAATTAATTGAGAACAGTGCCAGTTATTATTTGCAACAAACGTTGCAAAGATGTCATGAAACCCGTGTGAATTTCTATTATTATGTTCTCAATATATCGGTTCTCCTAGTGTTCGCATTAATTGTCGGTTATACATTGTATTATTGTTATAAAAACAAACCGAATGATTATGAACGACACCAAAAAATGTTGAAGGACCAGGAGTATGTGGTGTCAAAGATTCGATATTATCAAGAAGAAACCAAACAGAAGCGAGAACAGAACTCGTCGTATATAACAGATTTACCGTTTATTCAACGATAATATATATATTATTATTATACTATATATACGCCCATCATATGAATATCATTCGCGAACAAAGGGAACAAGTTTTAACCCAAAATAATACAGGAAATATTCAAATACGCAATGTTCTCGAAACGACAAACAAACGCATTGAGATACTTGAGTTTAAGGAATCTTTGCATGGAGATTTAGATTTCACTATTGTCAAAGAACTCGGGTTTGGATTGTTGCGCGAGATTGTTATTAAGGAAGGAGATGTTACAAGTATAACAAATCTACCTGCAGGAATAAAAAAGCTGACATGCAACAACAACTTGTTGATCGCATTGGAGAACCTACCAGAGTCTCTCGAATATTTGAATGTAAATAACAACTATATTGAGGTATTACAAATAGATTATTTAAAAAATCTACAGGTTCTCCATTGTGCATCGAACAGACTCGCGAAATTGGCCGATTTGCCGGAATCAATTCAGGAAATACACTGTGAAAACAACTCATTATTGGATACATTATATTTGGGAAATGTGAAAAATCTGCAGGTTCTCCATATATCGAATACAAATGTTCATATTATATACGATTTTCCGGAAGGAGTAGGTGATTTTGTCATGGAAAATACACCGAGTATTGAATTCCGCAATGCAGCTGGGAACCCGACCGCGCGTCGAAATGCTGACGATGAAGACCAGAAACGTAACAAGACGTATGTGGACGCACTGAATGAATACTTTAAGATGAAAGCATCTTATGAAAAGGATTTGAACAAGGCAAAACGCGCCGTGTATGAAAAGGCCCCTACTAAGAAAATGGGACGCAATTCTGCGAAAGCAATCAAAGTGCCGTGTGTAAAATGCAAACGACCGGTGGGTACACAGTTTCTATTGAAGAACAATAAATATGTTGCTATTTGTGGCGATACTCGAAATCCGTGCAATTTGGATATTCAAATTTATAATGGAATGTTCTCGCGACATCAGGATACCATTGTGGAATTTAAAACGGAAATCGAAGTGGCCAAGCAAAAAATAATATGCGATAAACTCGACGTGCTCTTCAGCTACATTAGCGAAGAACAATCCATTGCGGAATTCAAAAAAGACCTCGAAGAATACAATATTAACAGTGGTGTTTATGATGAGCTGGCAAGTGGTCACAATGAAATCTATAACAATCCAGTGAAAGACGATTTTGTGATGAAGAAAAATGAGGTGATCTTTAAATTAACCGAATCCGTGCGTGCGCTGTTAGCCGAGTATAAAGAATCGAATAACCCCGAATTATTGTCACAGGCGGTTCGCGTACAAGCCGAACAAATCAGCGCAGAAGCCAGAAACCTACGTATGTTAAAATATGAGGTCATGGAGATGGATAAGCGAGAACCAAAAATAGAAAATGAAAATACAATGGTGGTTCTCGACAAGAATTGTCAACTCGACATAAAAACCAAAGGAGACCGTGGAGTATATGAACATGTATTAGTTCAGCGACCATGTGTGTTGTCCAAATTAGAATATTCCATTGCAGAGCCACCGAATGTAATCAAATTTGTAAAATAATATAGTAATAAGAATTGTAATAACAATACATGTCATTACAATGCAGTTTGACGACCTCCCAGTTTGTCCGCCGCACATTTCAAAATATGTCTACTATTCTGCTATATGGACCATGCAATGTGCTTATATATCGATGATGCATGAGTATGCATTCACAACACTGTTGCTTATCTGCGCATCCGGAACGTATACACTTTGCAAATCTGGATACAATAATCAAAGTATTCGACATATAGATAAATGCATCACGATTGCTGCATTGAGCGCAAAGAGTTATATTATATTTACAGAATTCCCAGAAGTATGTAAATATGTATGGGTTATAAATTTAGGTATAACGTGTGTTGCAAGTTCCATGAACGAATTGATTGTTACGATGGAACCTGTCCGGCAAATTACCGAACATGAAATGGTGCACAATGACGTATATTATATTACAACTTACATACAAATGTTTTTTATACATCTTTTACCGTCCATATCATTTGCATTGTGTTTAATTGTATCTACACATGTAACTTAACATTGATTGTAGTTAGAAATACCATCCCACAAAATTCCATGAGTGTTTGCCCACTTCTTCTTAGCACAATCCCCACTCATGCCAAGTGTGTTTGCATCGTTGGTCGAGAATGCAATCGCCTTATCTTCCCCAGTCTCTAATATAGTACCGATATTAAAGTTCACACTATCATCTTTGCCGTTTGTATATAAATCACCCACATTACTTTCGGTTGGTGCCGGTATAGTGCAAGATACAGTCTTTCCAATTGCATTTGATTTCCATAAATCGGGACAATTATTTTTGACAGGCGGGAATACCGATGAAGTATTTCCGGTTTTTTTGTTGCTTACCATGCGAGTACCGATATAAGCTAGCATGATTATAAGTAAAATAATAGCTACAACAATGACTACAAAATAGAACCACTCCATTATACACTATTGTTATAAAATATTCACTACCAGGTTATTCATATCACTAAATATTTAGTCGTTTGCATATTTATTTCTTATTACAGATTATACAAACAACATGAATTTGACGAGTGTGGACATTTATCAAAATAACCAAATATTAAATCAATCCGCATATAATGGCAGAGTCAATATAGTGGAAGCCCCATCCGCGGAAATGCAGTTCAAAATGCAAGAACGCATCGCCGTGAAAAATAAAACGAGCGAATACAGAGACGCGCTGGCTGGCGACATTGAATCGAACATGTTGGCGACGGTCTATTTTTCTGCGGAAAACATTCAAATTGTTCAAAATGGACTACGAGCGGGAGTGTATAAAATGTCTGGGGACAAGTACATCATTGCCCCGCAGAATATAGATACGTTAAAGGTTATTATGCGCAGTATTTTTCTGCAGTATGCCGAATATGATATGAACAATATTAAAAAAGAAGTCACTCGCTTAAATAAGTTGGTACTTGACTATGCTGTGCAATCCGTATATAACGAAGCGGTAGGTTATATGAAATATTGTGAAGACCAGAGCACACTTGTCGTTCCACTGGAACTACCGAGACAGAGCGACCGCGAATACAAACAGTTGGAGTTGAAGCAATGGGTGTAAAAAAATATACAATATATACACATCGCTCATCGCCAAATTCGCTTTTACTTTTTTACTTCTTTAGTTTCAATGCCTTAGTTACCTTTTTTGTTTGATTTTCTTTACCTTGACCCATTTGAATCTTTTCACGCTTTTGCTTATACACACTATAATGACCTCTCAACGTGCTTAGTTCACCTATCCATATTTGTTCGAGCGTCGTGTTTCTCAACACAGACAACTCATGTTCAGTATCTGCTTTTTCTTTCATAATCGATGCCACATTTTCATCTGTCACCGAATCCATTGGCATCTTTATCAAATATTTATAGTCGCCGTCGATCTGCGCGAACTTCATGGTTGTCATGAGTTCGTTTACTTGGACCGAACTCTTACGACGTAAATCCACCGACCCCTTTAATGTTTCTTGGATGTAACGTGCACGGTTTGACAACCTTACAAGCCGCTGTTCCATATTCTGCACTAAATACGCCTTTCTCTTTTCATACATCTTCATTCTAACTCCGTAGAATTCATCGATGATTTCTTCCACATTCTCATATTTATGTAAGCGACAGTCCTGATTAAACATATGCATGTTTGTAGTACTGATCGTTGTCGTGAGTTTCAACAACTTCTCGACGCCGTTGCATCCATTATCATCGACTTCGGCTTCCAACTCGTCCAAGACATCACGCTGGAATACAACTGTAATATCAACCGCGACTTCTGTGCAAACCGATGTGAAATCTTTGATTGACGGCGAACTACGCTTGCCCGTCTTTGCGTTTACTGTACCATCCATCAATGTTTCTAAAAATGTAATGTATGGCATTGTCCATGTGCCGATGGGCAAATCGGCGATGCGAATCTTATCATCGCCGATTTTTTCATAAACGCCCTTCACCAAGAACTTCTTGTCCGCAATACGAGTTACTTTTCCAGTAAACCCTTCATAATACGGAACGAACTCGATGTGTGCGTTTGATTTATTCGCCAACCGATTTTGTAAATAATCAATGACAGTCAACGGATTGTATGACGGAATACTACACGAGAATCCTGTACCAATTCCCGAAATTCCATTCATCAATGCAAATGGAATAATTGGCACATAATACTCGGGTTCTACGACAGTCCCATCGTCATTCAAATAACTCAACACTGCATCGTCCGCCTCGGGAAATATACTACGGGTCAGTGTGTTGAGTTGTGTAAAGATATATCTCTCAGATGCACTGTCATCTCCGCCATGTAACCTTGTGCCAAACTGTCCATTGGGTTCTAACAGATTTACATTGTTTGAACCGACATAATTTTGTGCCATGTTTACAATCGCGCCGTTCAAACTCGCCTCGCCATGGTGATACGCACTATGTTCTGATACATATCCTGAAAACTGGGCCACTTTGATTTCGCTGGTAAGCTTCCGCTTGAATGCGGAATACAAAATCTTTCGCAGCGAAATCTTGAGGCCATCCACCATGTTCGGGATAGAACGCGCACAATCGTAGGTGCTGAAATGAATCATCTCATGATTGATAAATTGCTCATATTTTACCGATGCATGACTTGTATCCAGATAGGCATTTTTGTCATATTGCTCTAACCACGTCTTTCTATCGTCCGTTCGCTTTTTATTGAAAATCTTATCGATCGTATCATCGCTAACTTCGCCGGAATACACAAAGTCAACCACCTTTTTGTTTGCAAAATATTCCTTGAATTCGGCGGATGTAGACGTACCCAATCCTTTAAAATATTTGATTGTCCAACCCGA